GACACGGTGCAGGCGGCGGGTGACCTGACGCCGGACTGGCTGCGCCTGCCCGCGCTGCTTGCCGCCCCTGACGTGGTGCTGCAGGACGGTGACGGCACGCTGATATACGTGATTCATCAGAGTAATCTGCCGCGTATGGTGAGGGTCATGCTCAGCGGCGACAATCCAGCCATCACGCAGAGCGCGCCGCTGACGGCGCAGGCACTAAAAGCACTGCAGAAGCTGCCGGTCATCACCGGCGCAGGGAGAAACTGATGGAGCCTGACCTGACAGTCACCTTCCCGCCTGAGCTGGAGCAGGCGCTGGCGCGCATGGCCGAACGGCTGGCACATCACGAACCGCTGATGCGTGAGATCAGCGAGCGCATGTATAAGGCGGTGATGGACAACTTCGACCAGGAGGGTCGGCTCGTTAAGTGGCTGCCGGTGGCGCGCGAGGGTAAAATACTGGAGGACTCCGGGCGGCTGGCCAGTTCGGTTGATACCTACAGCGATAACGACCGCGCCGTGGTCGGCACCAACGTTATCTATGCGCGCATCCAGAATCAGGGCGGTAAAACAAAATCGCATGAAATCCGGCCAAAGTATAAGAAGGCCCTGCGCTTTAACGGGCGTTACGCGGCGAGGGTGAACCACCCCGGCTCGGACATCCCCGCGCGCCCGTTCCTGACGCTGACTGATGAGGATATGCAGGACGTGGCGCAGACCATCAATGACTGGCTTGCAGGCGATGCAGAAGGCTGACCGCCTGAGACGCCCCGTGTGCGACTTAACCCCTGCGGGGTACAACCGTATCCCTGAAAACCATTTAAACAAATCTGACGCGATTTAAACGGGTTTTAAATGGGGTTACGTCAGGCGTTTTAGCTGTTAATGTGCTCCACACTGATTTCCCCCTTTTTTATCCCGTCTCACCCCTGAACCTTATCCCCGCTTTTAACCCCCGCTATGCTGCCTGCAGTTTCGACTGAACAGGATGGCTTCGCTTCATGAAATTACGGGTTGGCGCATTAAACGGACTCATAACGCCGCCGCTGGATGGCAGTACACAACGCGTTCAGTTGCTGCCCGCCGGATCCTTCCGCTCGGCAGACGGTCGCCCGGCTGAAGCCGCCTGCTGGCAGCTCAACGCGACGCAGGCGGCGCAGGTCATCGCCGCCGCCAGCGCGCGCACCAACGACTTTATGTTCGACTACGAGCATCAGACCATGCACAAGGAAGAGAACGGCCAGCCTAACCCGGCGGCGGGCTGGTTCAGGCAGCTGGAGTTTGATCCGCAGGCGGGCCTGTTCGCAACCGATGCGCGGTGGACCGAACGGGCGCAGCTGATGATTGAGGCGAAGGAGTACCGCTACGTGTCGGCGCTCTTTCTGTATGACCTGCAGGGCAACATCGTTCAGCTCATCAACGCCGCCCTGACCAATACCCCGGCGCTGGACGGTATGGATGAACTCCTTGCCGCCGCGTCGCTTCTTTACCTCCTGGAGGAAAAAACAATGGATGAAAACCTGCGTCTCGCGCTCTGCTCCCTGCTGGGGCTGGCGACCGATGCTGACGAAGCGGCCATTGCGGCGGCGCTGAATACCGCGCAGGAGAAGCTGCTTAAGCCTGCCGCCTGCAGCACGCTCACGGACCTTATCACCAAAAAGACCAGCAGATTGCGCAGCTCTCAGTAAACCCTGCCGGTGCGCCTGACCCGTCACAGTTTGTGCCGGTGGCGGTCTTCGAGCAGACCCGCGAACAGCTGGCCGCGCTGAGTGCAAAAGTGTCGCAGACCGAGGCGGACGCCTGATAGAGGCGGCGCTGAGCGACGGTCGCATCATGACCGGTGCCGACGAGAAGTGGATGCGCGGTCTGGCAGAAAAGGACATGGAAACCTTCAGGGCCGGTCTGTCCATCCGTAAGGCCAATCCGGCGCTGACGGGGATGCAGACTCATGGCAAAGCGCCTGAAACGCTGAATACTGCCGCACTGTCAGCGGACCAGCACAAGCTGCTGGGCGCGATGGGTCTCAGCGAAAACTTTCTGACTGAAAAGGACGGTGAATGATGGCTGCTATTACCACCTCACGTAACACCCCCTGGCGCGACTGCATCCTGACGCCGGTCCCGGTCGCCAAAGGTGAGGTTATCCCTGAAGGCGCAATTGTCTGCGTCAGCGCTGACGGTTATGCCGTAAACGGTAAAGCGGGAACCGCCCTGAAATACGCCGGTTGTTCCGCTGAGTCCGTGAATAACAAAGACGGCGCGGACGGGGATTGCGTTATCAACGTGCGCTCCCATAAGGCATTCCGCTGGGATAACGATGGCAGCATCACTCAGGCAAGCCTGCTGGAGCGCGCTTATATCCTGGATAATCAGACGGTCACAGCGACAGACGGCAGTGCTGCTGCATCAGATGACGGGAAACGCCCGCGAAAGAAGCGGCTTACAGCAAGGCCGGAACCATCATCATGATTGATGCCGACGGCGTCTGGATCTACTGAACATAAGGACTAACCAACATGGCCGAAGTCAATAAAGCCACGCTTGACGTGCTGTTTCTGGCGCTGAAAAAGAGTTTCAACAACGCGATGATGCGCGCCAACCCGACGTGGAGCCAGATTGCGACGCTCATTCCGTCCACCACGGCGGCTAACTATTACGCCTGGATGGAGCAGTTCCCGCAGCTGCGTAAGTGGGTCGGCGACAAGATGATCCAGCGCCTGCAGCGTCAGGACTACATCGTTCCCAACGATGATTATGAAGCGACCCTCAGCGTCAAACGTAATCATATTGAGGACGATCAGCTGGGTATTTACCCGGTGAATGCTGACGCTTACGGCACTACCGCCGCGAACTGGCCGGATAAGCTGATTTACGACCTGGTTAATGCCGGTTTTAAAAATAAGTGCTTCGACGGCCAGCCGTTCTTCAGCGCGAAGCATCCGGTCGCTAAAACCGCCTACAGCAACCTGCTGACCGCGCCGCTGTCCATTGCGTCGCAGGAGGCGGCGAAGGCTTCCTTCGGCCAGGCCCGCACCATGATGTGGAGCCTGCAGGACTCGCAGGGTGAGCCGCTGAGCCTGAATCCGAACATTCTGCTGGTCGGCCCGGCGCTGTTTGATCTGGCCACCTCGCTCATGAATACCGATCGCCTGGAAGACGGCAAGCCCAATCCTTATAAGGGGGCCGCAAAAGTGGTGATGTCGCAGCGCATCACGTCCTCAACTGCCTGGTTCCTGCTGGACACGACACAGGCGCTGAAGCCGTTCATCTTCCAGATGCGTAAAAAGCCGGTATTTGTGTCGCAGGTAACCCCTGACAGCGACGGCGTGTTTATGCGCGCCGAGTACCTGTTCGGCGTGGAAGCGCGCGGCGCAGCAGCCTACGCCTTCTGGCAGATGGCGGTCGGCTCCACCGGCACCGGGGGCTGATCATGTACGCGTCCCGCGAGGATATGACTGGCCGCTTCGGTGAAAAAGAAGTGCGCGAGCTGACGGACCTTGATGGTGAAGGCGCAATCGATGATGCGGTGCTGGGTTATGGTCTCCGGGCTGCCTCTGACGAAATCGACGGTTATATCGCCGGGCGCTACACCCTGCCGCTGGCGGTGTGTCCGCCCGTTCTTACCGGCATTGCCTGTGATATTGCGCGATATCGCCTGACCGGAACGGATCGCCCCTGTACCGAGGAGATCCGCGACCGCTACCGTGACGGCATCCGCTATCTGGAAAAGGTCGCCAGCGGCAGTGTGTCTCTCGGCGTGGCGGTCTCTGGCGGTGCGGTGGTGCCATCTTCTTCTGTCGGGGTGATGTTTATGGCGGGTGGCAATAACTGGTCCCGCCAGCGCACTCGCGGAGGGGATACTGATGTTTACCGAAGTTGAGCAGGCCATCGTGACCCGCCTGAGCGAGGGGCTTAATACCGGCAAGGGCGGCATGGTACGCGCCGTCACCACCTATGGGGGCCAGCTGGAGGACATCGGGGAGATTCTGGGTGCGCTGCCGGGAATCTGGGTGACCTTCAAGGGCGTAACCGGCTGCAGGCGCGTGAACACCATGCGCCGCCGCTGGCGCGTCACGGCTGACTTTGCCGTGTTTGTGGCGTCGCGCAGTGTGCGCAGCGAGACCGCACAGCGTGTAGGCGGGCCTGTGCCTGATGAAACGGGCTGCAACCTGATCGCGGAGAGCGTGCGCCGCCTGCTGACCGGGCAGGATCTGGGTCTGCCCATCACCGACCTGCGTCCAGGGCGCGTCACCAACCTGTTCCGCAAGGCGTACAACAAAAGCGCCGTTTCAGTGTACGTCTGTGAGTTTGCGACGGAATGGTACGAAGACGCGCTGGATAACGGGCGCTGGCCCGCACCTGAAAGTGATGACGATCCGGATCAGGTCTTCGCACGCTATCTGGGACGACTCGATACCCCATACCCGGACCATGTCACCACCCATGCCGATTACTCCCGCGACGGCGAAGTGGTGGCTCAGGACACCCTCAGCAATCTGCCCACGGAGAGCAACGATGCAGACAGTTAAGGTTATTGCCCGCAAGGGCGTACGCGTGCCGCTGGAGAACAGTAGCCGCGAGTACATTACGGACGCTGCGGCGGTAAACGTGGTGCTGAGCGCCTACTATCGCCGCCGCATTAAAGACGGTGACCTGCAGCTGGCCCCGACCACCACAGCGAAAGCCGTTAAGACCGACAGCGACGAGCCTGTGGTGCAGCGCGTGGCTGAGGCCGCAGCCAGCACTACAACCAAAAAGGAGAGCTGATCCATGTCCGATACTGACGATATTTCCACCTCCACCCGCGTGCCCGGCACCTATGTGAATTACAACTTCACGAACGGGTCGCGCACGCTGGCCGCCGATGACCAGTACGTGGTCATTTTGGCGCAGCGGCTGGCTTCCGGCACCGTTCCGGCGCTGACCCCGACCGATGTCTACAGCAGCGACGAGGCGGCAACGTACTTCGGTCACGGTTCACAGGCCCACCTGATGACGGCGGCGGCCATCCGTGCAAACAACAATATTCAGCTGGCCGTATGCGCAGTGGACGACGCGGAGGGCAGCGTCGCCGCTCAGGGTACGCTGACCCTGACCGGTCCGGCGACCAGCTCCGGGCAGGTGCGCCTGAAGGTGGGCTCTAAAACCGTGTCCATTGCCGTGAAGTCGGGCAACACCGCGGACGACCTGCTGCAGAGTCTGCATGAGGCGCTGGGAGCCGAGGCGGATTTGCCGGTTGAGGTCAAAATAGACAGCGTGGCCAGTAAGGAAACCGGCCTTATCTTTATCGCCAAGAACACCGGCAGTTGCGGTAACGAAACCGGCCTGTCACTCACCATAACCGCCACCGGCGTCAGCGGTGAGCTAAGTGCGCTGTCCGGCGGTCAGGGTGACCCCGACCTGTCGGACGCGCTCAGTACGATCTACAGCGCCGGGCACACGGTGATTGTGATGCCGTGGACCACGGGAGATGCGCTGAGCGTACTGTCAGAGTACCTGAGCAACGTGTCCGGTCCGATCGAACAGCGCGCAGCGGTGGGCGTCTGCGGCTGGAACGGCACGCTCGCCACCGGCACCACGCTCACGGGTAACGCCAACGCGGCCCGCATTACCTGCGGCTGGCATCCGGGATCAGCGCTGTCGAAAGGCGTGCTCGCCTCCGTCTATGCCGCCATTATCGCGGCGCAGAGCGACCCTTCAGAGCCGCTGGACAACACGGCGCTGACCGGACTGGATGTGACCAGCCAGACCAGATGGCCGATGCGTACTGAAATGGAGAAGGCGCTGCATAACGGCCTGTCACCGTTTGATGTGGTGAACAACACCGTTCAGCTCGTGCGTGCCATCAGTACGTACGTGAAAAACAGCGAGGGGATCGCGGATCCGACGCTGCTTGATATCACCACCATCCGCACCCTGGACTACATCCGCATCGTGTGGCGCACCCGCATGTCGCAGCGCTTCCCGAACGGCGGCAAGCTGACCGATCACCGCCTGCGCCAGGTAACGTCGGAGACGCTCGACGTGCTGTACGCGCTTGAGAAACTGGAAATCGTGGAGCACATCGACACCTACAAGGACCAGGTGGTCATCACCCGTAACGCCCTGGATGACACCCGCGCCGACGTGGCCATACCGGCACCGGTAGTACGCGGCCTGCATATTCTGACCGGCACCCTTTACCTGTATTAAGGAGAGCGTCTATGAGCGACGTCTATGTCGGCCCGATTGTGCTTGAGGTGAACGGGACCGAAATTGAGATTGTGAGCGTCAGCCCCTCCGTGGATACGGGGCGTAAGCTGGTGAAGACCATGAACTCCACCGGGCGCGCAAAGGGGCACGTCAACGGCATCGCCACCTACAGCCTGACGCTGGAGGCAGTTATCCCGAAAACCGGCACCCTGGTCTGGGAAAACATTACCGACGCCAAGCTGACAATTTATCCGGAAGACACCGCCAGCGGCGGCCTCACCACCACCTATCAGAATTTCACGGTGCAGACGGTGGGTCGCCAGTACAACGTGGACAACGAAGCCCGCATCAGCATCTCCGGCTTCGCACTGAGCTGCATTGAGGAATAATGATGAACGGAACAAAAACCATCAGCGGCACCCTGGACATCGGCCTGGAAGTCGATGGCCAGCTGCACCGCGACTTTACTCTGCGCCTGCCAACAGTGGGGGATGAAATAGACGTGGCCGACGATGAGTCGGTGCCGGACAGTGGCTATCGCGTCGCGCTCATGGGTCGTTGCATGGTGACGCTGGGTACGCTGACGCCAGAAAAAATCACGTTTGAATTACTGCGTCAGGAGCTGAACAGCGACGACTTCTTGCAGCTTGTCCGGGCAGCGGACGAGCTGAAAAAAAGCGCAAGGCCGCGAGCGAGAGCTCCACGGGTTCCGTTGCGCCTGCCTCCGCCTTGGCTCAAGTGGATACTCAGAAGCCGACGTCCGCGCCCTTAGTGCTGTGAAGTTAGAGGGCGTGTTGAGCGCCCTCGATCATGTTGAAGACCCCAGAGGCTGGCACAAAAGACAGTCCGGTCGGGGGCAGCGAATTGTCAGCAACCGGCGCAGTAAAAAGCGCCGCCGCCATTCCCGCAGGAAATAATCCATGTCCGGACCCTTTGAAACGCAGATGACGATTGGCGTTAAGGATAACGCCAGCGCGGGTATTCAGCGCATTCGCAACGAGACACAGCGCATGCAGGAGGCGCGCGAACGTCTCGGCGTGCGCAGTGAGAACACTATCCGCCGTGCCATTCAGCAGACCGAAGCCGCTATGAACCGCATGGCCCGAAGCGGCACGCTCAGTGCATCTGAGCTTTCACGCGCACAGGAAAAGGCCGCCGCGAAAATTTCCAGTCTGCAGAAAGAGATGGCAGAGGCAGAGGTGCGCAGTTATACCCGGCGCAATGCCGCGCGCGAAGCCTGGGCTGCTCTTGGCATCAGAAGCGAACACAGTATCCGGCGTGAAATTCAGCAGACCGAAGCGGCCTATGGCCGCCTTGAACGCTCTGGCGTGCTTTCCGCACAGGAGCTGCAGCGTGCGCAGGAGAAGAACATTGCTACCGTTGCCCGTCTGCGCCGTGAGCTGGGTGAAACGGCAAAGCAGGAGCGTACGCTGGGCGAGCGCTTTCGCGGGGGGGCTGCCGTTGCCGGTAAAATCGGCGGAGCCGTCTTTGGGGCGGGCCTGCTGCTGCGTGGTCCGATCAATGATGCCTCAGCCTATGACGCCACCCTGCGCAGGGAAGCGAACTTTGCCTACAGCGATCGGGATGTAAAAGGTCGTCAGGCCGGTATGAAGCGTATATCAGACGCGGTGCGTGATGCGGTCGATAAAACCGGTGCATCGCCTGAGGAGGCGTTTTCCGCACTGGAGACTATGTGGCGTTCCGGGGTTATGGGTAAGGAAAAGCCTTATCAGTATCTCAATAATGTGCTGCGCAATGCTGCCGCCACTGGTTCGGATGCAGAGTCTGTCGCCAACACCCAGGCCAGCGCGGTTAATTTTGGCCTCAGTGACAAAGACGCACCAGCGGCGCTGAGCGTGCTGACAACCATGGCGCAGCACGGGCGTATCGACGTGCCGGCTCTGGCACATGAGATGCCGCGTGGCCTGGAATCGGGAAAATCGGCCGGTTTCCACGGTCAGCGCGGCTTCGCGCAACTGGCAGCCTTCTTTGAGGCGTCATCGATTGGGGCGAAAGACCCGCTGGATGCGACGACCAATGCGAACGATTTTCTTGCTGAACTGACCGCAAACAATCTCCAGACCAGCGCTGAACGCATCCGAATCAACGGCCATAAGCTCGATATTCGCGGCATGATGCGCTATGACCTGGCGCACGGCAGAACGGCGCTGGATACCGTGACCGGTGTTATCGGAAAGATGGATGAGAGCGATCCCGCCTATCGACGCCTGAAAAAGCAGCTGACGGGTGCGACCACCGACCAGCAGCGGGAGCAGCTCAGCGCGCAGATCACCCAAATCCACGGGCAACACATTTCCCAGTTGTTCCCTAATCAGCAGGCCCGTAACGCTTACATTAACTTTGACCGCAACCGGGATTTCTTCAACGCGCAGGTGAGTGAAGGCGTTGATCAGTTCAACAGGCCTGATGGCCAGCGTTCAGCCGATCAGGACTGGAAGCTGGTGTCAGATGGCCCACAGTGGAAACAGGATCGCGAAAAGCATATGGCCGTGGTGACCAGCAATGACACCATGAAAGGGGCTGCGGGTGTCTGGGGTGATTTTATGAACCACGTTGCCGATCTGGAGGCAAAGTTTCCGGCGCTGGCCACGGCGGTGTCGAGCACCACCTCCGCCTTCCAGTCAATTCAGAACAGTGGCCTGGGAAGCATACTGGGTGGTGCATTAGGTGCGGGTATCTTCAAAAAAATCTTTGGTCGTGGTGGTGCTGCCGTTGCAGATGAAGCAGGCGCAGAGGCAGCAGGTGCAGCGGGCGGGGCCGGAGGTGGAAGCTTGCTGGGAGGGTCAGGACGCTGGTTGGTGGGCGGACTGCGAAGCGCCGGTGGTTCCGTCGTCACTGGCGGCAAAGGCCTTGTGACGGACGGTATCCTGGGTGAGGGTCTGCTCAGTAATCCACTGGCGCTGGCTGTCACCTCAATGGTGTATTCCCCCGGTACAGTGAGTGGCGGTGATGAATCTGCCGAGCTGACGCGCCTGAAAAACCAGAACTACGGTAAAAACAGCCGCCAGACTTCCGCGCAGGCGCTTAACCTCCTGCAGCGACATCCCGGCCGTCATGCCCCGGCAGGCGGACCGGTTATCAATCTGCCCCCTCAGCCTGCGCCAGTCGTCAATGTGCACATGTACGTTGATGGTCAGCAGATGGCGTCCTGGCTCCACGCGCAGATTGAGTACAGTGCCCGGAGGCACGGCGCATGAGCGACTTCATTTCACAGCTGGCCTCGCTCGCAGGCATCGACCGGCTGCAGTCCGCCTCGTTCCGGGGCGTGAGCTTTGACTGTCTGACCACGCGTGACACCCTCGCCCGCGACACAGTAAACTATGCCTACCCTTACCACGACGGCGCGGTGGTCGAAGACCAGGGCATGAAGCCCGTGAACTTTCGCATGACCGCCTTCCTCTTCGGGCAGGACTGGAAACAGCAGTTAAAGGCGCTGTTAACCACGTTTAAAACCGGCGGTCCGGGCGAGCTTATCCACCCGATTTACGGCTCCATTCCCCGCGCCCAGTTCCTTGAAGCCGGGATTGAAAAAGAGGTTGAGCCGGTTGACGCCGTCACCGTCGAACTGGTGTTCATTGAGGCCGGAGAAGAGCAGGCGCTGTTTGCTGCTGCCACCACTGACCAGGCCTCCGAAAGCATCAGCGGCACCGCCAGCAGCCTGCTTGATAAGGCCGCGTCAGCCTTCAGCACCGCCATGGATAACGTGCGCGAGGCGGAGAACGGTATCGAGCGCATCAATACGATTGTGGCGGAGGGTGAATACGTCCTGAGCGGCGTGGAGCAGCAAATCCAGTCAGCCACCGGCAGCGTCACCAACCTGCTGGACACCCCGTCCGCGCTCATCAGCGACCTCAGGGGGCTGCTGGGTACCTTCAGCGATTCGCTTAACCTCATGGGCTCCGGCGTCATGTCCGACTGGCAGCAGGTAGCACATCTGGCCAGCACCGCCGTAACGCTGCCCGCTAAGTACGTCAGCTCGCGCAGTATCACCACCATCAGAAAGGCCTTTCGCCTGCCGCTGAGTCAGGTCACTGCCGTACGCGACAGCGACACGAACCTCGTCATCCGCACCGTCCGGCTGGTCGCCGTCAGCGAGCTGGCCGAAGTGGCCGCCACCGTACTGGCTAACGAGAACACCCTGCCGTCGCTGACCAGCACCGCAGATTGAGGCAATCACGAACAACGTGCGCGCGGAAATCGTCACCGCACTTGCCGG